AAAAAAAATAAGCCCCAACCAGTTAGGTTGAGGCGAGTTATTAAGAGATTGGCAGCTGGGTAGAGCTTACTGGCATTGCTTTGCGGTTTGCACGTTTACGTACATCAACATCATCAGAAGCAGATGCATCAGCAACAACACGTACAACACCAGCTTGTTCCCAACGGTCAGGGATAGCACCTTCAGCCATCCAAGAGTCGATGTACCAAGACTTGTTAGAGTCGTTGAACCAAATCTTACCTTGCAGGTCAATGCTACGACCAGCCAGCAGGGCTTCAGTACCAAAGATGACAGCCACAATGTTCTTGTCCATTGAGTCTGAACCAGAGTTGATAACGTTGTAGCGGTTACCGTTGCCACCATTAGACAGCAGGTGGTTAGTAGCTACGTTACCATCAACATCACGATGGTCACGGTCATGGTCTGGCATCTGGTTAGTCGGTACAACTGGGATGTTGTAAGACGTCAGTACGAAGCCACGCACAGTGATCCGCTGTGAGGTGTTGTAGGTTGCGTTGATGATACGCTCTGCATCACGCAGGATGTTGAAGTACTTCCAAGGCATAGCAATGGTCATACGCTCAACTGGAACGTCCTGAGTCATCATCTGCTCAATGACATACTCTACAGCAGCCATCACAGCATTTGGAACTTCCATGGTGTCCAGCTTGACTTTGACATCAATGGAGAAGCCATGACCCGGTACACGCGGATTGGTACGCTTAGCTTTGGTGTTCTTGATAGCAGAGTAAATAACCTGCTGAAGCAGCATACGGTCTTCCAGATAAGACAGGGCATCAACTTGCTCTTCTGCCAGCTTACCTTTAATCATAATGTCATCTTGGACATCTGCCAGAACACCTACGATGTTACGGGCAATTACAGCAGTGTCGATTACCAGCTGGTTTTTATCCACAGCGGTAGCCTGACCCTTCACGTCTGCACCGGGTGCCAGTGCCTGAACACCAGTAGTACCCAGATACTTGTTGGAAATGGAGTTAGTGCCGGTAACTGTACGGATGTCGAAGTACGACTTCATGTTCAGCTTTTCTTTATAGGCACGTTTCACCTGACCATCAAACTTCTCAATCAGAAGGGAATCAACCTCACCGGAGTAACTGACCGCTGGGTTTACTAAATTGTTTGCTGAAGACATATGTTATGTTTCTCCTTTTAAATAATCAGGTGGCTGGAGCTTTTAATTGCTCCAGCTTCTATTGTGAGGGTTAATTATCGGCGGGCAGATTTCTCTGCTGCCTGTCCACGGCGGCGGGCTTCGTCAACCGACTGGGCATATTTCGGGTCATCCCGGTAGCGGTCAGTCCACATCAGCTCCTGAAACTTCTCTTTGCTCAGGGTGTTAGGGATTGCATCAGATGCACCCTTAGATGCGGCCCCGCCGTCGCTAATGAGGTTTACTTCCGTGTCACCCTCAGCAGCTGCCTTAGCTGACTGGCGCTTAATCTGGAGCGCCTCAAGCACTGTACGCTGTGCATTGTAATGCTCAACCGGCAGAGCCATTACAGCGTTCAGGTTAGCAATCTCCTGCTCATTCAGGTTCTCGCTTGCCCACTCGTTAAGTTCATTCCAGCCATCATCACCACCAACAAGTGTATCAAAATCCTTGATGTTAGTTTCAATAGCCTGACGGGTAGCTTCCTGCTGCTGGTTGTGCTTATCGAGGAACATCTGGTTCTGCTGCTGATAGAGACCCAGATAGCCATCAACGATGTGCTTACCGAAAGCTTTATCAAGGGGCTTGCGGGTTTCAGCCGACAGCTCAAAGTTGCCGTCCTTGGAGAACAGCTCGCCAATTAGCTTATCGGCATCAATCTTGTGCTCAGCCAGAGCCGCCGAAATCTCCTGTGGGACTTCGATGTCTACTGGCACATCACCCCAGTAGAACTTGTGCTCATCCGTTGATTCAACCTCAGCCTCTTCATTGGCCTCTTCATTATCAGTTGGCTTGTCACCAGTTACTTCACCTACAGGCTTCTGTGATTCATCAACCACATCCGTGTTGGTGGTATCTAAGCCAGAAGTATCAGTGCTCTGAACCTCAGACTGCTTAGCATCATACTCTGCCTGAGCTTCATCACCTACTGCCAGAATTTCTACACCAGCCATCTTATTGCTCCTTCATCATTTGCGGGGCAGCTTTACCAGCAGCCTCCATAAGTTGTTGTTGTTGCTGTTGCTGAGCACGAGCCTGTTGCATCTGTGCATACTCTTCCTCGGTCATTAACCAAGGCGTCTCCATGTTCAGGTTAGCTGCAATCATCACCATGTAATCAGACCACTTGATACGGTCCTGTGCAGCTGGACTCCAGCCATTGGGAACGGACATCATCTCAGAGAACTGAGCTAGCTTATCAAGCTCACCGGCTTTACCTAAAGCTTCTAGACCGGTAATGATGATAGGCATTACATCAGTAGCTGTAAGCGTAAACTTAGTTCGCTTAAGCAGCAGACGAGCATATGGAAGTTGACCAGCGGCAGCAATCTGTGAATAGGTGCCGCCCAATGTTGTCTCAAGCTCCATAGCATCTTGTCTAATCTCTACTGTGGTGACACGTTCTGCATCCCTGCGAGTAGCGGAACTCATGAGGAACGCTTGGCCTATGCGACGTGCATACACTTCCATGACTGAGGATACAGTCTGGTAGTCAGCATACTTGTCCAGCTGAACCACGCTGATGTCACCCTCTTCACCATAGATGTACTCACCTGACTCAGCTGCTGCGTGCTGCTGTGGTGTTGTAGCGGAGCCACGACGAACAAGGAACTTAACCTCACTCATCAGAGCGCAACCTTTAGCGATAGCCTTTGACAGGAACTGGTAGACGAACAAGTCACCACCAATAGCCTCCAGCATACCGCGACCATAATCCTCACCGTACAGGCGTTCCCATACGAGGATAATGAAAGGGTTGTTCTCTTCGCTAACCTTGTACTCTTTGCCCACTAAGGTATCTTCAACCTCTTGGGTGATTAAGTACTTACCTGACTCATCATCCCATTTCATGCAGGTATATACTGGACGTGTCTCATGGTCTTTGGTTCCCGGACGCTTGGCCTTGATAATAGCCTGTACGTTTGGTGGGAACTCCATGACAGCTTTCTCTTCCTCAAGAATCATCTTGAGGACCTTACCGGTCTTAGAGCGCTTAACAACGTACCGGTCCATCGGGTAGCATACAAGGTTGTCATTAGTAGGTGCATAAATCATGGCATTGCCAGCACCGATAAGATGCTTACTTGCCTGAGTCCATGCCAGCTGTCCCTGAATCTCTTCATGATAAAGCTTACAGCGCTGCTCTGCTGATGAGAGCTGCTGCATCAGGTCTGTCTCCTTGATACCCTCATCATACAAATCCTTCTTGACCTCATCAGTAAATGACAATCGGAAGAATGAACGCTGTGGTGGGAACCAAGTCATGGTCAGTTTGTTAGCCAGATGGTTGTGACCCTGAGCACCGAGGCTCTGCCAACCGTTCTGAGTATAAGCCTGCCCCTCATCACCACTGCTAGGTGACTCAGTGAACAGGGATGGTAGCGTCAGCTTAGTGAGCATTTTAGCCCGTGACAGGAAAGTTTCACGCCGCCCTTTCATACCAGAGTATTGATTAGCCAGCGTCTCTCTCTTCCTAGCTGGCGCTGCTCTCATCTGGTTCTGGAAGGGTGATGGTGAGCTGTAAACCCCACCGTCAATAACTTCATTACCCTTCATTGAACCTCCTTATTAAACCGCTAAACCTGTGGAGGTTGCGCCAGATGGACGCATCAATGCACGCTTACCACGAGTGGTAGAGTCTTGACTATCTGCATCACCTAACTGTACATCTTCAGGCTCAACCTCAACTTGGCGAACAGGGGCTGCCGCTGGGGTTACTGCCTTTGGAACTTTAGGTTTACTCGCCATTGTTAATCTCCTTGCTATATGTGTGACCTTGTAGCGAGAATCCCTTACGCTTCATAAGCCTGCCAAATGACTCAGGCTTGATGCCAGATGCTGTACTAAGAACCACTTCCTTAGCACCGTTGCGCTCTGCCCAACAAACCCAGTCATCCACTAAGAGGTTACCTTGACCTCTGTACTCTTTCTTCACAAACAAGATAATGTCCTGAGCAACCTTAACAGCTGACCAAGGCATTGTAGACATCATGCCCCACATGCCACCCACAATCTTGTCGTCAATCTCCATAACAGCCAAGTAGCCATCTGGTGACAAGATAGTGTTGAAGTAGCTAGCCATCAGTGTTGGGATGTCTAGTGTGTGCAGCTTCATCTGTGGTGCCTCCTGAGAGTACACCTCAGCTAGCTGTGCCATGGGCATGACATCCATCAAGTTTGCTTGTCTTATTTTGATTGAATGCTGGAGCATATTAGCTTCTTAATCTCCATAACAACCTGATTGTAAATCAGCTCATGATGAGGACTCTTGTAGTCAACACGCTTCTCCCTCAGCACGTCCATGATGTAGGCATGAACACCGGCATCAATGTATGCCACGTCACTCGGACTCGGCATCCTCAAGTTCTTCTCCATTGTAGAACACCTCACTCAAGATATTGTGGACTTCTGCGTAAGTTACGCCAGCTTCCCTCATGTCCATAACCTGCTGCAAGTCTGGGTACTTACCATCCAGTGCTAGTTCAGTTGCAAACTCAAGAGCAGCTTCTTTGGTTTCGAAAGCCATCAGTAGTCACCTTCAAATTTATCAATACGACATTCAGCAACTTTAGGTAGGCGAATCTTACCCTTGCTGCTGTCCATAAGACCCTTGACCTTGAACACCTTACCTAAGGGATAAACCGCTGTGTGCTGTGGTAGTCTGCAAAGCGACTCTACGTGCTTACAAGACTTGAACATCTGTTCAGCATCATGGTGGGTCCACCCCTTACCAAGCATAGCTTTTATGGTCTGACCGTCACGCCACTTGAAGATTAGGTTAGCTACCTTACCGGCATACTTACCTTCACCCTCTTCATAGCCAATGCACAGCAGGTCATAGCTCACTTGGCTTACTTCCTTCATTTGATGGAAGCCCTTGTGGCCTGCAACCCATGGAAGGTCTGGGCGCTTAAATACAGCACCCTCTTCACCTGATGCGATGCAAGCTGCTGAAAACTCAAGGCGAGACTCTTCATCGTGGATAACTGTGTAAGGTAAGATGTCTTGATAAGCCGGTGTGTGCTCCAGCCAGTAACCTAGCTCACAGTGACGCTCCTTGTAAGTGTGGGGCGTCTTTCCAGAGATGAATGTGCTGAGCGGTGACCAGTCGTGGTAATTAATGAAGATGCCATCAGCTATAGCTTGCTGCTTCTCATCGAGTGTATTGACACGCTCTGGATTTACAACACCAGAAAGCTCCTCCAGTGAGCAAGGGTAACTGCTGACTAACTCACCAAAGTAGATGAACATTGGATAGCTGTCACACTCATAGCACTTCAGGTAGTTTTCACAACTGGTGAGCTGTGAGCCAGTCCTGCCGAAGATTGCTGCTTTACCACCCTGAACTACCAGAGCTGCAAATACCCCATCCTTCTTAACCTGACCGAAGTACGGGAACTGCTTCTTGCTTTCAGGTACTTCCTTCCAGTGCTTCACCAGCTGGACAATCTTGTTCTTGGGTCTGTGATTAGCAGGTAATCCAAGGAACTCCCAGATATTAGGCATCTTTCTTAAGCTCCAATTCAAGCATGAACATTACACAGCAAGCTGCATGTGCAAGGTGGCTAATTCCAGTCTCACTATCAACAGACTCACCAGATGCATGAGCAAGGATATGTCGCATCATAGCTGCCTTGTACCGCTGTGGGCCATTAGGTACGACCTTCCAGTTATGGTCATCGTACTTCTTGGCACCATGGGTCAGTACATCAGAGATAGCCATCAGTGCTTTAGGGCAACCATCAACAAGCAAATCTACGCGAGCTTTGTCGCCATCAAACTTACGACCAGCAGCTGGTTGTTCTTCCTGTGTTTCAACCTTGATGAAGTAATCAGTCAGCCAAGTCATATCTGGGATCTCCGCAAAGGTAAGAGTTCCATGTGAGCTACTGAGTGGTGTGAGATTGCTGTAGGGGTCAATTCCATGCTTACTGCAAGTCTCTTCCCACTGACCCCTAACATATGATGGGTTCCTGACGTACTTATTCTTAATGTACTTAGTCATTTGGCTAATACTCCACAGTTGTGACAAGCGTCCTTCTGCGGAGTCAAGTCCACACGAACCTCATCATAATGAGTCACAAGGTGACAGGTAATCCCCAAGCTTCTGATGTGCTTGGCTACATGCTCAAGGTCATCAAAGCAGGCTACGATACGCTGCATACCAATCTCTTGAAGCTTCTCGGTCTTGAACTCAGTATCTTTCCTGTGGTCATTACGAGGACGCATAATCAGTTGATTGAAATTACAGCCGTGCTCCCAGAGCCAACGATGAGTTACATCAGCAGCTACATCACTGCGACCTGTCAGGATTACAATGCGCTTACCATACTGGTACAGCTCATTCATCAACTGGATGTTACTCAGGATTGGGAAATCCTTATCAGCTGCCAGATTGAAAGCATCCCACGAGTGGGTGTGGTTACGTTCAGCTGCTTGTGGCAGCAGGTGCAACCGGCCTCGACCATCGGCTAATGTGCCATCCAAGTCGAAGCAATAGGTATCTTTCATCAGAATATAACTCCTCTTATAACTCTTGAGATTGTGGACCTACCCACACCGTATTTATCTGCCAGCTTAGAGTAACTCTTAGTGATTAAGTAATCTGCTCTGATGCTATCAGCTATTGTTTGATTAAGTTTTGCATTAGGGTTTGACGAGCCTGTGCGACAATAAGAGCGGCCCTTTAAGTACATATCTGCTACATTCTCTGACTGAGTACCAAGCACAAGGTGTTCAGGGTTGATGCAGGGAGGGTTATCACAAGTGTGCAATATCACCTTACCGTTTATCTCATCTATTGTAATACCATGATAGTCACAGTAAGAAATCCGATGAGCACCTTTCGGCCTCCATTTACCATCCTTAAACTTCACTTGCTTTATCCCATACCCATCCTTGTTCCTGAAGCCAGAGAATAAGATGCAGTCATCCATAGCACCTCCGAGTTAAGTTATCTATTGTGAGTCTTAATTACTGCAACATTGCTGGTGTGATAGTAGCTCTGCGAACTTCACCAAACTCACTGTCATAAGTAATAACAGAAGCTGACCGCTGTGATAGCCAACCACCACGGCTTGCATAGGCATCTTTAGCTGCCAAGGTACGATGCTGCTCCAGTACCATTGTCCCTGTCTCATCCATCTTGAGGTGATGCAGGTGACCTGTATGGCAATAGAAGTAGTCAGTCCGTCCGAAGACTGCACGGAACTTACCGAGCAACGTAGACTCAAGCCGCTTGAAGTTAGCCTTGTGTCCATGATGGAAAGTCAAAGCAACCTTACCAAACTCATAGCAGTAGTAGGGGTCTGAACTCTGGTCAAAGGTAATACGTGGCTCCTTCTCATAGATGAGTGGCAGGGTCTCACGTAGCCACACTGAGCTTGCTTCATCATGATTACCCTCAGCCATGATTACATGAACCTTGTCGTGGGTTTCCAGAAGCAGCTCAATCATCTTGCGAATGATACGTACAGCCACCCGCACAAGCTTGGTGTATCGTGAGTCAGCATCCAGCACATGACGTGACTGAGGTGTAACTGCTGCCAGCCCATCCCAATGCAGGAAGTCACCTAGGTTTGCAAGTACAGCAGTACCAGCTTGTGGTGCATCTTCAATAGCACGACTCAGCCATTTGATTACCAGAGCTTCTGCAATCTTAATATCCCAGTCATCACCTGATTCCTCACCCCATGCAAGCATACCTAAGTGGTAGTCAGTGATAGGGAAAAGATTCAGTCTTCGTTCCGGTAAAATCCACGTAGGTGCTGGTACTGGCTCTGCTCGTGGCAGGTCACTGCTGATACCTTCAATGAACTCCCTGATTAACTCTGCTTCCCGTTCCGGGTCCAGCTTAGTCTTGACCCATTGCAGGACTGACTTGCCATCCTTATAAAGGGTAGAGGTGCCTTTCAAGAGGAAAGGGGCTGGCACTTCATGTACCATATCATGCTTAGGTGAGAATCCCCTTTCAGCTAATCGCTTGAGTCGATACTGAACAGCACGCAGAGAGACCCCATACTTATCCGCAATCTCTTTATTAGACAAACCTGCTGTAACGTCCTCACGCAATGCGCTCTCTTCAATCTTCAATGTAACCTCCTAGCTGCTAGTAGTCTTACTGGCTGCGTACCGCTTACGAGCCAGACTGTTCCGGGCAGCTCGCTTCTCTTCCCCTGTCTTGTGAGTTGGATGGATGTACGGAGTTTGTGGAACCCTGTGCAGCATAATATAATCAGCAAGAGCGTGTAGGCACTTAGCCATGCCAACAACATCTGTCCGTGTGAAACCACCATAGCGGCCCAGCAGACCGAGGACCTTGCCCTCTAATCCATTGATACCCCTTGGCAGTACAGCGCGGATGGTGCCGCTTACATGACAATGGTCAACGCATAGGTTGATAGGCTTCATTGCCCGTAAATCTCTCCCAGTGATGGGACACTTATAAAACTGCTTGGCTAGTAACTCAGACCTGATGTTAACCAAGTCAGCTGTTTTAACTCTCTTCATTTCAACCATGGCGCGAGAACCTCCCGTGATGCTCTTCTCTTTTAGATTCAGCAACACGGCAAGCCTCTTCAAAGTCCTCAAACAAACCGAAGGATTTGTAGGCACCAGCAACACGTATTCTCACTGCCCACTTCTGTCGCTGCTTGTGCCAGCTAACACCCTTTGCACCAGATGTATTTGCTTTGCTCAACTTGCAGTTTCTGAGGTTCTCAGACTGCGTAGCAACCCGAAGGTTACAGATTCGATTGTCAGTCCTGTTGCCATTGATGTGGTCAACTTGCAAACCTTTGATGTCAATACCGTGTAGCTCCATTACTATACGATGTGCAGCTAATTTCCTGCCACCTGTGGCTACATAGTAGTAGCCGTAGTTATCTAACCATCCAACATTATTGCCTCTTGGCCCTACTAAGCCAGAGGGTGATGACTCGTCATACCTCATTCCAGAGGGATGGGTCATTGCCCCAGAGTACAGGTGCTTTGTGCTCACGCCAAATCTCCCCTTTGTGATGTTGCATATATGCCAACCTGCCTTGCTCTAGCATGATTTCATAGGGCTTCATGTGTCTGTAGCCCCCACGGAAGTTATCTATACGACAACCACCCTTACCATACTTTCTTTCGTACGCACCAAGTACAGCATAATATAGTTCTTGCTCCGTCTTACAGGGTTCTAGTATGTCATATATCTCTTGTAGCCTCATGCGGGGTATACCCGTGTATGCGTCTACTTGGTCACCTTGCAGTAGCTGAGAGTAAAAGAACTTAAGACCAGTACCCTTGAGCTTGTCGATAGACTCTTTGCCAGTCTTGGCACTCTTCTTGTAACGAGGAAGAAGCTCACCGAGTTCATCCACCCAATAGATTTCACCCTTGCTAATGTCAAGGTGCCAGCCAGATGTAATAGCCAAGTCCTTGTCCTTGGAGCAGCAGACTAATGTAGCCATCTCCTTGTGTACTGGACTACCAATTACCACACCAGCTTGTTTAAGCCTGTCATGCTCATTGTGCATGTGAATAGTAATCAGGTCATCAGCTTCCTCCCCATCGGACAGTATTGCACCCAAGTAGCTAATCATAAACTCACGAGACTCATAGAAGAATGGTGGCTTCTCAGAACGCCGAGTACCTTTGTACTGTCTCTGGATAGCGATGTTAAGCCTGAAGTTCTTGGCAGAGTCAGTCATGTAGATGTAAGCTGAGTCACAACCTGCCTGAGTTACCCAGCGGTTGAGAGTCATGCAAAGCTTCTGCTTAATCTCCTCAAACTCCGGTGTCTCACTTACAGATGAGTACTTGCCACTCTCCACACGGTTCTGTGCTCGTAGCCACATAATGTCTGGTATTGCATAACCAATAATGTAAGGTAGTAAATCTCCATCAATAAGCGCCGTCATCTCACCAAGCTTAGGCCACACCTTAATGTGATTAAGCTCCTCGGATAACTCAGCGCCAAAGTCAAAGCTAGCTAAGTCCATTAGACCTCCAACAAAAATAAGCCCCGTCTCATTATGAGCGGGGCATATACTTCCATGGCCTCTGTAGGCCGGAACTCTTTACTTAGAAAGCTTTAACAGCTTCTTCTTCGCCATCAGCTTCTACTTCTGGCTGTGGCTCTGCTGATTCAGTACCAGCAGCTTTAGCTTCTTTGACTGGCTTACCAGCCTGCTGCCATGACAGGAACTCTGCAATGACGTTAGCCTTACCTACGTGAGCTTTCTCGCCGAGGTCAGGGAACTGAGCCTTAGCAAACTCCAGACCTTCTGCAAAGCCACCCAGACCAGCCAGCTCTTGCTCAGCTTCTGCCTGAGTGTCATGAGCTTTACGGCCTACCAGATTGCCGTCAGCATCAGCAACAAAGAAGAACTCTTCGTTAACCAGTTTGCCAGCTACGATACGGGTTGAAGTCTGTGAAGCTACTTTTAAAGTTGACATATTGTTATCTCTCCTGAATTGATTGTGCCGATAGTGGCATTGGCATCTAAGGCCATAAGTGTATCTATTGTGAGGGTTAATAGCTGACAGGATTCAAACCTGCACTGATGCAACGGCCTGTTGCTGCCTCTCTCGTTTGGGCTACAGCTATTGATTCTATTGTGAGGGATAATCCCGTACTAGCTGACTAGTACGGATTGTCTCCTACAGTGGACAAACTAAAACTCTTCATCCGAGCTGACAGCTTCCGGCTCAACTGGTGGCTTGCCGCTGTCGCCCTCTGTGCCGCCCGCTGCTGGCTTGTCGCCCTTAACCTCAGCTGTGGCATACTTCGGGTTCTCCTTGCGAATCTCTTCGACCAGAGCGATTGCTGGGTGTGTACCCGCTGCCCACTCCTCGGACTTCATCATGCCCATCTGCACGTCAAGGAACATATTGCACTCGTGCAGCGCCGCTACAGTGAGCTTAGGCAGCGTGGCGTGACCGACTCCCGGATTCTTCAGTGCTGGAATCTGAGCTTTCAGAGCTGCCGGAGCTGCTGTAACTGCCTTGATGTCCACGTACTTAGGTTTACCTTCAACCTTCTCCTCTGAGCCTTTGATGTCCAGACCAACAGGGCGACCAATGAGCTGGTCCCAGCCCTTGACAGTGCCCTCAGTCATTTCCTTCTTGCTGATAAGAGCTGCCATAACCTTAGTCAGCATGGCGTTGTCACCCTTAGTCAGGTTGATTGTCAGGCTGTGGTCAAGTGGCTCACCAGTTTCTGGGTGCAGGCCGGTGATGCATTCATCTTCACCCTCTGGGACTAAGTTACCCTTCAGCTCGAAGTTAAGAACAACCTTGTTAACTGGTGGCTTAGGCTTCTTGTTATAGGTACTGGCAATCTTACCTAAGTGGATGACACTCTTAAGCACACCGTACTGCTGTCCCTCTTCTGGGTTGACTCGCGCTACGCCAGAGCCTTCGGCAACGTCTGCGCCATAATCAAAATCCAACATATATTCTCTCCGTTCAGTTAAGTTAAGTATATCTATTGTGAGGGTTAATGTACCTGCTGAGCACCTAAGAACTTGCTGGGAAACTGACTGGCTAAGTTAATAGCACAAGCAGCTGATGCAGCAGCAATCACATCTAGGTCACTTGAATCATCTTTGCTTACAGGTAAGCGAGCATAAGCATACTCACCATTAGCCATGTCTTGGGTGGCTGTAATCATCAAGCTTCCATCATCAAGCTTATTAACTTTCATACGCATATTGCCACCTTAGTGTGTGTCTGCCCAACTATCACCCAGTTTGTACTCACCGGCTAATGGTGTGCGCATATTGAATTTAGTTCCAGCAGCTTCGAAGCTATCCATGAGTATATCGCCAGCTCTATGATAAGACCTACTAACATAAATAACACCATTACTTGCAGAAACCTTACAAGGTGCTGACCACTTACGTCCTTGTTCATCAGTGTGAGCACGCTTCTCTTCAGCATCCCATACTGCCTTGATTGCTTTCTTCTCAGACTCAAAGCCCTCAAGTGTATATGAAAGCTGATAGTCCATGCTAAGAACTTCATCTTCAGGTACTTCCATTTGGACTTCATCCAATTGTGTATTCTCACATCGCTGTGAGTGTCGGACTATATCATCACCCTATTACTAGGGGCTGGGCGCTTCGAGCATAGTGGGAGTCTCACCCACTAGCCCTACTCCCTTTCGGGATAGTCTCTGCACCTTACTGTTTCCACTCCCTTATCCACTTACAAGCAGCACTAAAGCTTACAGCAAATCTCTCAGACAGGTGAGTACCTGTCATGCTTGTGTCAGTTAACCAGTAGCGATGTGCCATCTGCTTCCTGTCAACATTTCGACCCGTGTTATCTTTAGTTCTATGTTCAGTGGACAGTAGGAGCTGTAAGTGTTCTACATTACAACAAGCCCTGTTCTTGCACTTGTGGTCAACCTCGTAGCCATCAGGTATCTCACCGTGAGCCTCTTGCCACTTGTACCTATGGTACATCATTGGCTTTAGCTTGCCATCAACCCACAAAGACTTACGGAAATATCCGTCTGCATTTAATTTGTGACTTGTTGGTACAATACAACCAGCTTGTGTAGTGGCTCAGACTAATTGCTTTCTGTTAGCCATAACACCTCCACAGTCTTGGCTCAGGATTACCTACGTGAGGCTTCCCTGAGTTCACCCAGTTTATTTAACGTCAATTACTCAACGTGTGCACAATGAAGTTTATGCACGTTAGCCACGAAAGCTGGATAACCAAACTCATCTAATGCTACTCCCTCTGCCAGCATATTGTCTTCAGCAATGCACTCCCCGTACTTCATGACCAGAGAGCCTGTCATCTGCAACAACACGTTGAGTGCTGTATGCATGATTAGCTTGCCACCCTTCTTACGGATACGACCCCATCTACCATCGATAGCTTGGAGGTAACCAAACTTCTTACCAGCTTGCTCACAGCGCTCAATCAGTAATGCTAGAGCAGGTAACTCAGCTTTGAATTTGTTAATGCAAGCTTCCATCGCTGAGTGTGAGATACCTGCAAGACGTGCAAGCCCACCAATGCCGCTCCCATAGAGGAAAGCATAGATGAATGTCTTCGCCATATCTCGCGTTGGTAACCCGGCCTTAAGTTGGTTGTGGGTGTGTATGTCACCATGGAGTATGATTTCTTGATAAACTGCATCTGCCATGAAGTGAGCAAGCATCCTAAGCTCCAAGCCTGCCCCGTCGCAACCAAGTATTCTGTAGCCCTTACGCGCGATAAAGAGGTGACGTAGCGGGAATAATCCACGGGCAGGTATGTTGACCACATATCTGTGACGCATACGGAACGTGTTGGTGCCAATGCTAAAAGCAGCGGCAGGTACACGCCATTCCTCTTCATCATTGGTAGGCCACTCCTTGAACTTCGCATAGTACTCTCCTGCTGTCATGTCATACTCACGGCTGTAAGCTACAGCCAGCAAGCCCCGGCACTCGTGACGACCATTAAGCTGCTTGGGCCACTCTCCATTCTTGTGGAACTTCTCAAGGTCACCTTTGTTGAGGATGACTGAACGGCGCGAGCGGTAGACATAGTAGTTAACTATCTTAACGGCCCACTCAGGTACGCTACCATTAGCTGCCCAAGCTTTCAGTGACTCTTCATCAATCTTGCCTGACCATGGGTAGCGAGGCTCACCATTCTCATCAATCCACTTTTCCTCTGATTCAGAGAAGTTGATACCTTGCCAGCCACGAGGCCACAGAACTTTCTCCTTGATGTAATCAAGGGAGCCTAACCCCAGCTGCTCATAAGCCAGCGGTGTGAATGGACCAGCCACTAAAGGATTCTTGGTGTCATTGATGTTGCCGCGCATCTCAGGGAAGTGCTTCTTGACAGCAGCTGTGTAATCACCCTTGGCTGTTGCAAGCTTCCACTGTGTCGCAAGCTTACCGATTCGACGTGAGTCCTCTGGCTTCATCTGCATGACGTTGTGGATGCTATTGAACCACTGCTTCATTAGTGGCTCCGGCATACCAGCTTTAATACCTGAGTTGTATCGTAACTTGAGGCGCTCCAGTGAGTAAGGGTCAGTGTCCAGACGTGGCGGGATGTATGGGTCAACAGCACTTGCGATAGCTTCCATCTGGCTATCAAGGGACTCATAGTCTTTAACTGCCTGAGCCATATCGAACCTGAACCCCCGCTGCTCCTGACGGGCAATCATCATAGCCACCTGAACTTCCATGATATATGCATCATGGATTGTGCAGCCTGTATGCTTGTTAGGTCCACGTGCTACATGCTCAGCCCAGTCACCCTCCATCAGATACCGAAGCATATCAGCACCAATGGCAACGTCCTCTGTGTTACGGACAATCATCTCAGGTGACAAGTGGCTCCAGTCATCATGCTCAGGCTTATGACGGCCCATGCGGATACCATGAGCTGCGATGCTGTGTGGCCCTGTGGCTCCCAGACCTTGGCTATAAGCCTTGTGGTCCAGTGGGCGGTCAGGGTTAAGCAGTTGGCTAAGTATCATGGTATCCATCAACCAGAACGGGAACAGATTGGTAGCTTTCTTATGCTTACGTGACTTTAGCCAATCCCATTTGATTTCTGGGTAAATCTTCTCCAGTACAATGGCATCAAACCCTACGGCGTTCTGGAAGCAGACAGCCTCAGACTCTGCAATCATTTTGACGCCATCAATAATCAAGCCATCTTGGTCACCTTCCAGTGGTCCCAAGTCTACAGCGTTAATGCGGTCCTTGTGCTCATCATAGAATACAAAGACCTCTCCACTAAAGTAATCCTGCAAGGTGATGATGTGGATGTCCGAGGGCTTCTTGACCGCTCTAGTCAAACCTACTGACTCAATATCACCTACAAGAAAGCGGCCTACACCGCTCGGCATCTCTGTGTGCATCTGTTGCTCCTAGTTAATAAGCTTTACTGGGTACTCTTTTATCCATGCATAGGGCACTAACTGCCTATGCTTCTCAATCATACGAGAAATACGGGACCCAGTAATGTCAGTGTCTTTCAATTGAATAAGAGTATCGTAGTGGTCATTGCTGAAGTAGACAGGTGACTCCTCCAGCTCTGGGTTGTACTCTTGGTCACCATCAAAGCAGTTATCCGATACCGTGGATGGTAAATAGAATTGATTCATATTGAAATCAAATTTGTTAAGTACATCAGAAAACTTCCGGCAATCCTTGTAGAAAATCAAGTCCATATCTAGCTCAGGGATAGCCCAAACGAATGAGATTCTAGTAGCTGCTGAGCGGTAATGCTCAGGTACATCTTCACTCATTGATTTATTTACAACACCGTATGCCTGCAATTCACGCCAAAGAGAATTGAGTAACATGGCTTCATCTGCATGGTAATTATAAACACATACATCTACATCTTTTGGCTCAACACCAAAGAATACATCGCGCGCATATCCACCAGCCACTACGGAGCCAAAGGTATGTGATTTGATGAGCTTTAAGACTTCAGCTCGTTTGTTGTTGCTCTCTTGACTATTATTCATAGCTAACCACCTTAAGCTGCTCAACGTTACGTCCACTTACTGCACACTTACCAACACCAGATACGTAGATTACCTCTGCATCCAGTAGCTCTTTGACACGACCACACACAGCATTGATTGGCATGTTCATGTGCTTAGCCAGCTCGCTACGAGTAGCACCCGGAGTAAACTGGAGGGTCTGGAAAACTTTCTCAGCTTGTGTCTTAGCAACACCACCACTCCTGATGTCCTGATAAGCCTGCCAACTAGTTTGTTTAACTGTCATGCTATTCACCTTTTGTCCACTGTAGGAGACAAGCCCTTGCGGGCTTGCCTTATTTAGTAAGAAGCTTGTTACGCTCTTGAAGGTCCATGCCCATCTTGCTGTCACTATGAACAGCACGAGCAAACTCGAAGCTCTGGCGCTCCAGCTCTGCCTGTGCCCAAGGGTCACCACGGCGTGCAAGAAGCTCCAGTGTGCGCATGTCCATACCCACACGTGGGTTAGTTAAAATGCTCACAGGATGCCCTCCATCTCCAGATAGGTCACCAGCTCACGCAGTGCTTCACGCTTCATAGCACGAGCTACTTCAAATACAGCAGAAGGTTCTGGCTGTGAATACTTACGACCAACACGCATCTGCTTAAGCTCCTCACCTTCCATATACTCCGCTTGAGCCAAGACAACTTGGTCACCATCAGTATCAGTGAAGCGAGAAGTGCTGATGACTACATTACTACTGGCAGTGATTGATGTACCAGTACCACCAATACTCACATTAACTTGTTCCATTTAAAACTCCGCATCTGTAATTAGGTTGTCAGCAGTCTGGCGACTTGCTGAAGATTGTTTGTCTTTCTTTTCACGGCCCACTTGTGGAAGCTCATGCACACCATCAAGCGTATCGAACTCACCAGTGTCCAGATTCTTACGCATGACTACTGTGTTACCAACCCTGTGTCCTACACCCCTTGACTTAAGGTTACGTACCAGTGTCGTGCATTTGTCTTGGATGGACTCAGCCTGAGTATTACGTTCGATACCCCAAGCGCCGTTAGCCCAGAAGCTAATTGAACCAGCTCCCCTGAAGTCAGTAATAAAGACCTCCCCACCCAGCTCGTGAGGGGTACGCCCCTTCTCAGGTCTTGACAAATGCGTGAGAAGCATGATGTTGACATCTCTCTCATCCTTAAAAGTGCCTATACGTTTCATGGTTTCATCAATAGCTGATGTACCCACTTGCACCTTGCCATCTACGTGATGCTCAAAGGCTGTGAGGTTATCAACTACGAAGTATTGGTAGCCCAGTGCTAGCGCATCTTCCATAACCTCCATGATGACACTAACGTCCTTGCTACCTTCAAGGTTAGGTATGAACAGAAGACCAGTAGCGACTAGCTCATCTATTGTGAGTGATAATAGCTCATAGTCATAATCCCTAGATTCTGAGTACTCATCGTCTGGATTCGTTGGGTCCCAAGGTGGACTCATGAAGTCCTTGTTAGCCATTCTAGATGCAACCATCTTCAAGACCTCATCTGGTGAGTTCTCTAAGTAGATAGCAACCACTGGCTTTCCTTGCCTGATTAAGCTGACGATGTGACTAGTAGTTAACTCAGTCTTACCTACACCAGTACCAGCACCCCACACTGACAGGTAGCGCAAGCGCACACCAAATGTAATAGGGTTAAGTGCAGGGCAGAAGTAGCTTAGTCCCATGACAGCAACTTGCTTAGCTGCATCAGCAAAGAAGGAGGCTGACTTAAGCTTACCCTTGATACGTGCTTCCGTAGGATTCCACCATGCATCTACAAAGTCTGCATCCCTTCCCTCTTTAAGGCACTGGTTAGCATCCTTACATCCACTTGGGTAGGTGAAGAACTTACTCTTCTGACGGAACAGACGGGAGGCTGCTAGGTTCAGCTTGTTACCTACATCATCGTTATCGAAAGCCCACACAATTTCCTCGAACTGGTCAAGGTACTTGCGGTTAGCTACGATTTCCTCCAAGCACGTTTCACCTCTGGTAGGTGACCATACATGCACAAGCTTAAGACCATCCAGCGACTTCAGGCCCTGAAGCTTATCAAGCTTGTTGATAGACTTCACAAGCATCTGCTGAGCTGCCATGGCATCACACTCACCACCAACTACCAGAAGCTTACCCATCTTACCCTTGCGGAAGACACCTGAGTCCATCACCTGCTTAGTTGTGTGCATACCAAACATGGCAATGTCAGAACCGAAGCGCCTGCCAAGGTGCCCAGACATAAACTCTTTAGGTAAGGTACGTGCCTTAGCTCCTATAACTTCCAGTGTCTCCTGTACATGCACAGGGTAATAATGTCGATTAATCTTGCCAGCATTATCGTGACCGACACGCACGTCATAAAGCTTAGCAATAAGCCCATGAATGCCACGGTCTTCCAAGGAGCGAATCTTAAGCTCATTGAACCAGTTAACATCCAGTGCCCACTCATCATGTAATCGCTGCTTCTCTTCCTCATTAAGCACTTCATAACGGTCAGGTCCACGCATACCAGCCATAGCCAATTGTCGTGTGAACTCATCTTTAATCTTGCCATCTGATAACAGCTTGCGGAACTGCTCTGGCGAGTACTGCACCTTGCCATCAATCTCACGGTCAAACACAGGGTCTGTACCATCAGGTGCTACATAGTAGCGTTCACGGCTATCATGGTTATGGGTGTGGATACAAAGCTTGCCACCATCTTCAAACACCATGAGGTACTTACCGTGCTTGTCAGCTCCGTTCTTAGCACACTCTGGGCAGGGTAGGTTCATTACAACAGCCATCAGGCTTCCTCCCACTCTGTACGCTCTAGTCTACGCTGTTTATCCTTAGCCTTCTGCTTAAGCTTCTCATCACGCTTAGCTTTTTCTAATGAGTTATCAAGCTTGCGCTTACCAATCTTTACTACCTGCTGACTACCTTGCATATGCTGCTCCAGCTTGTGAATGTTATTAATCTATTGTGAGTTTTAATCTGTCCACTGTAGGAGACAGCCATCTGTAAACCGTGGCAGGGTTAACACCGAGTGTCTCTGCTATCTGCGCCTGCTTAAAGCCCATAGAGCTTAGCTCCCTAGCCTTGTCTTTTGTGTCGTCCAAAATACCAAAGGCATGGTGAGTATTGCCCAGCATGTCAGTCCACTCTAAGTTACTCACGTTATTGTTAAGCTTATCAAAGTCCTTGTGATTAACTATAAGCTTACCGGGTATTGGCTCTAGGTACTTGTGGGCCACTAGTCTGTGCATCATATAGTTACCGGTGGCATTAGGTACTATCAACCTGACTACCCTGTACCCGCCTTTATTGACTGTACCTGCTATCTCTTTATTGTTTCTGTAGAGAATACCCAGAGGGCTTATCTGATAACCAGCTGCCTCTATGGATTCTATACAAATGCTCTTAAGCTTAGGCATATAGCTCCTTATATTATCTATCTCTCTTATAAAGAGAGAATAAGAGTAAGCTTACTAAGTTACTAAGCTTAAGTAGCTTCTATAGCTTACTAAACTTACTGTACTTATTTAGCTTGTTCTATTGTGAGTGATAATATTCGCTCAAATTCTTTAAATTCTGACCGGCAATCACCCGCCAGCTTTCTCAGAATCCACGTAGCGACGGCTGTTGTATCAGTTAACTAGTACAGTATATGATAATAGTTCTCAACAACTCTTGTCTCCTACAGTGGACAAAACCCTGAATGATAACTGTTATCAACTACCGGCTGTGGACAAACAAAAAGGCCACCTCCCGAAGGAAGTGGCCTGAGTTTACTGAGCTGCTATCAGCCCCTTAATTACCTGTAGGTTGCTGTACTGTGAAGGTACATAGAATGCCTCTGAGCTGTCGTGAGCAAAGAGAATGTACTCAACCGTAAGCTCACCTATCTCTGGGTCTAACTTACCAAGAGGTAATGTAAGCTTTCGTGGTACTGCATCCTCACTCCACTCAATGGCTCTGCCAGCTGCTGCACCTAGTAAGATTACAAGTCTCATATCATCCCCTCAAAGTTAAACGGGTCAGCGGCGGGCGCTGTGTGGAGTTGAGATTTAGCCTTTTGCATCCCGTCATGATGGCCGCAAACATACTGCTCAACTCCCTCTATCTCTATTAATTCATTCAACTCACGCCGAATAGACTTCATAACCTTAGCGGCCTCTTTTTCGCTGACACCAGAGCGAGTAATATTGCGCTTTATGCGCTCCCAGAGGTCTCGCTTTCTGTTGCGCTTCGTGCCCTCTTCAGCGCCCCTCATCGTGGCTAGGGTATGCCCCATCACTTTGTCTCCAGCTTCGATAAGCTATTGGACAGCACAAACTTGCCGCACTGCTTGCACTTCCAGAGGCTACGCTTGCCCTTGAGTGCTGTGATGAGGTCACCGTGGATTGTCTGCACATGTGCGTAAGTGCTGTAACCGTGCTGGTTCTTGTGGTTACAGACTGGCTTGAAAGCACTCATAATAAACTTAATCATCTTGTTTCTCCTATGCAAAGGCATAAACGGATTGGTTGATTTCTTGCAGGTCCAATGTACCTGCTGCCGGTATTTCGATGTGACTTAAGTCAAGAAGCGTCTTGTCCTCTACCTCACGGATGAAGTTAGTAACCACGTCATGCTCACTGTACATGTCAACCATTGACTGACGCAGCAGACTACGCAGCTTATCTGTATTTCCTGCATGTGTACCGAAGCTGTCATGAATAACAGCAATGGAGTTAATACCAGCTGCATGGAAGTAGTTAACAGCTTTAGTCAGGTGGCTGGCATCCATGGAGTGCACGAAGTTAGGAGCACAGCTGTTAACCATACGATGAAAGTTCATCTTGTCGGTTGGTGTGCTGATAACAAACTGCATACGCCCCATCAGCTGTGTGTCAATACGACGGCTTGCTGACTCATAGATTTCCTGACGTACAACAAACCCTGTAGGTGTAGTCCACTCCAGCGGGTGATTAGCCTTAGCCACTGTGTTGGTTACAGCCTTAACAAACTTCATGCACTTACGGGCTGCTATCACAACCTCACCGATAGCTTCCCAGACTAAGCTGCTCATGAATGACTCAGCATGAACCAGCGGCAGTGGGCTGTTCTTGTCGCCAAAGATGTGAATCTTCATAGGCTCACGGAACTCAGCTTTAGCTGCTTTGTTCTCATCCTTCTGCAAATCCTTAAGCCACTGGCTCACGTGCTCACGACAGGTAATCTGAGTGGAGCCATACGGCAGGGTCATTACAGGCTTCTTAGTCAGGCTGCGGTTAGGTTGCAGGCGCAGCCACTCTTTAGCCAGCTCAACAGCTATGGCATTGTCAATTTTGCCGCCATATGATTCCGGGTCAGCAATGATAGCTTCCATACGTGCAATCACAAGCTTGCAGACAGCTCCATAGATGTCCTGTGGACCCTCTTGGGTGCTATAAGTCAGGTTAACAGCCTGACCACCTACACGGTCACGGAGCATCGCTGAGTAATGCTGGATGCCAGAGCAAGAGCCATCCATAGCGCAAGGGATGTAGCTCACGAAGTCTTCAGGGGCGCCATCTGATTGCAGGAGTGCTGCATACTCAAAACACCAGTTAAGGAACTGCCACGGCTTGTCTGCATTTATCCAGTCGTTGAAGGTCACTGGGTCTGCTGCAATGTCCTTGCACATGGTCTGGAACTCATCAGAGCTGACCAGAGCTACACGCTCATCCATGGGCTTTTTGTCCCAGCCCCATTCATTAGCCCCGTGAACCTTGAACCAGTACTCACCGCCTGCCCCTAGTGCCATGCCATCAGCAAAGGTCAACAGGGCTTTCTGCAAGTCTCCACCTTGTGGGCTTACCCGGCTTGACTGGCAGTAGACACGGCCCCGGAAATCCAGAGTATAAACGAAGTGCATTGCCGGGTAGTTTACATAGTCATTTGCCTGCCCAAGAGTGCTGACAACCTCACGCACTGCTGCAACACGCTCCTGCTCCTCCTCATAGTTCTGGCGGGCAATCTGCTTCCACTCTTGGAAGTCGTCCCACTGCTGGGCCGTCAGTGCCAGTTTAAGCTCCTCACCTCGCAGGTCTGCCAGATACTCAGGGACCGGGCACGGATAGCGCTCACGCCAGTCTGATGGGTTACGTGAGGGCAATGCATATGGAAGCCCCAGAGCCATCAGCTCATTAGCTGTTGCCAGCACACGCTCGCTAATCTTCCAGCGCACAGCCTGCAAAGCATTCACAGCGCTGTAGACCTCTGGCATCTGGCGCTTAGTCAGCTTGCGCATGTGACGCTTATTGCGGAGCTTAACCAGCGGCAGGGTTGCATTAAGGTGGTCAGTGTGATAGCCGCCATCAGTAGGGGATACCCAGTCACGCGGTGGGATTACGCAAGGGCTGTAAGCTGGCGCAAGACCGCCCAGAGCTTCTTTATAGCGTTCAATCCAGCCGCTTACATGAGCTGTTGGCATGATGCGAGCTACCATAGCTTTCCCAGCTCCGATAATCTGCTTCTCAATCAGCGGGTGACCTTCGAAAGTGACAGTCTGTTCAAAGATGTTAACCAGCAAGCCGCCAACATGCTTGCAATCCTCTTCAGCCCAAGATGCCCAGCGCTGAATCTCCGCCTCTTCACCTTCTGCCTGTGCTTTCTCAGCTGCCCGTAATGCCAGCTTCTTCTCAGAAGCTACCAGCACCTTGTGCTGATGGTCATAATCTGAGGAGTTACGCTGCGCCAGTGACTCTTTGATTTTGGCAATGTACTTAGGTGCTGACATCTCCAGAGCATCAAAGCGCTGCTGGTCTTCAATACGACGTCCGATTGTAGTTACCAGCCAGTTGGCATCATGCTTAGTGCTGCCCAGAGTATCAAAGATAACCTTGATGCCGATGTAAGCAACCTGCTCCTCTCTCATCGACTGAATCAGTCGGAGGCCCTTAGTAGGACGTCCGGCACGCTTCTTGCCGGTCTTGGGGTTAGGCTTGTTGTAGTAGTCCTTGTAAGCCCGGATACCTTCAGCCATAGGCTCAATAAGGGTACTCATCAGACGACGTGACCAGTCAGTGTCTGAGTTGCTGCCCATGTCTACATGCCGCTGATTGTTCTTTTCAAAGCGCTGTAAGCCATCCTCGTACATACCCATCTCAAGTTTAACTTGTGCTTCAATCAGCTGGTCTTGTGTAAACATTATCTTGTTTCCTATAAGAGACAGCAGCTCACCATGAGCTGCCGTTAATTTACTTCTGCCTGTAGTTGTTTCCAAGCAGTTGAAATAGGTGCGTCTTCTCCATCACTTCATGATTACGGAAACAGGACTCCCATTGCTCCCCATCCCTCAAGCAGGTGGCAAACTCAAAAGGCTGACCACCTGCTAGGTAGAGTAGACCACTCTCTCGTTGTTTATACAGTTTCATGCTGCCACCTCTTCACCAGCGTGAATCAGGTTGTGGCGAGCTTCATCAATCAGCGTGAAAGCTTCATGAGAGCGACCGTAACCAGCCTTGCAGAGCGCCTTAAATGCTTCAAGAATCTCTTCCTTAACAGGGCAGTCGGAAGCGTCCAGACCTAAGCGAGCGTACATAGACTTGCTGTTAAACTGAGGCAGCATAGGCATCTGTGAGCCACTGGAGAGGCGCGGCTTAGTCAGCTCTGCAATCTGCTGGCTTAGCTCGCTAATCGTCTTCAGGGCGCTCTCAAGCTGCTCCTGTAGCTCCAGAGTGTCAGTCTTGCGGGTCAGGTCAGGCCCTTCAGCTGCCGGGACCGGCTTAGCCGCTACAGGTGCCGGTGTGGCTTCAACACCCTTCACATCATGTGGCGTCACGTCCATCAGGGCGGCCTGTACGCTTGCTGTAGCCCTTTTATCTGATTCCGTTACTACCGGCTCAGCCTGTTTAACGACTGGCACAGACGGCGACAGGAGAGCTTTAACGGTGCTTACGTCCAGCTTACCTGCTTCAGCAAACTTGCGAGCCTCTAACATCTGCTCATCTGTTGCCTGAGCTTGCAGGGTGTACAGCACGCTTATAGCTACGTTAGTCCAAGGCTCACCCTTAAACCGCTTAGCAACTGCCATCAGCTTAAATGCCCACGACTTCTTGATGCCGAAATTAGCATCAGTCCACTCAAGAAACTCCTGTTGATTCTCGCAAGCATCACGAGCCTCAGACAGCAACTTACCAAGCTTGAAGCTTGTAGCTCCCGCCTGCTCGATTGTGTGCCTGATTTCAACTTTCAGTGACTCCAGAGCATCAAGAGTCTCGTTCTCTGCCAGCTCCTGAATCTTAGCCTCCAGCGATTCGATGAAAGCTGCTTTGCTGGAGGTGTCCAGCTCATCACAAGATACACCAGCTTCTGTAAGCACGGCTACCTCACCCTTGATGGTGGCTTTACCCTTAGTACGCAGAGTAAAGACAGAAGCATTCAGAGTGTCGATTAAGTCTTGCATGATATTACCTCTAGTTAGTTGGCTTGATTGCCACTAAGCAGCCTCCTATAAAGCTGCTTAAGGTTAATCAGTCCAAATCAGACTGGCATAAGTCGCCAAAGCCTGACCGCTGCATACGTGCTTCACGCTGAAGGGCTGCAATTTGCTGAAGATGCTCAAGCTCCTCTTCTGTAAGGTAGAAGCGATTTTTGCTGGTTAATTCAGCCTCTGTAAACTGTGCCGTTACCAGCTCTGGGTAGTGCTCACACTTATGCATTATTTTCCCTCTGTAAAACCTGACAGAGCCAACAGCTGCTAAGTGGCAGAAATCACCAGATGCTGTGTAGTTCATGCCAGAGGCCTCACCAGTTGCAGCGGTACAAGATGCAATAATCTTGTGCTGCTCATCCAGCATGTCACGAAGCGCATACCACTCTTCGCTATACAGCTTGCAACGACCTTTAGCAGCTTCCAGAGCCTTAGCTCTTGTCATAGCTACCTGAAAACGGCTATCAGCCGCTAATACTGATTTAATACTCATTTTCTACTCCGAGGGACAGAACATCAAAGAAGTTAGGAGTGATACGAACAAAGCGCCCTTTACTGTCACGTACTACCCAGTTACGACCCTTACGTTCTACACGGTACTTGCTGACTACTTTCACCCAATCCTTAATAAGGACGTAAGCAATAAGAGATAAGCCAGCTACTACAGGCCAAAACAGCTCAATTGTCATTTGCTATCACCTCTGTATTTCCACTCAACATAGACCCAGATGATTACACCCAAGCCACACATAGACCAGCTGATGATGTCGTAAGTTTCCATCACACACCCACCACTAAGCGTACAACAGCTACCAGACACATCAGCAGCGTTAGGTTAATTGTCATCAACATAGAACTCTCCAAGTCGTATTATTAACTAATGAGTAAGCTCTTGCTGTCTGGAAGCTACAGCGCAAGCTGATATTGTTACTAAACATGAACCAGTATTGTTTGTTCACTGTAACTCCTTGTAAGTACCAATCAGTCCAGCAGCCTCCTGTGTGCTGCTGGTAGTTTGTTACTTTCTTAACCCTCTTAATGTAGGTATATGGAAGAAGCAATCAGCCATTACTAAATCACCAGATTCTGTAACACTGATGTTTCTTGGGCTAATCTCGAAACCAATATCAGTACCATAATTACTACAAGCATCAAGGGCCTCTAATATCACCTCCTTTTCATCCCACCCTATCAGATTTGAATCAAACCACTTGTAAAGGTCAAAGTAGTTATTACCTACAGCAGTTTGGAGGAGTTTATATAAGGAGTAAGCTCTATCATTTAGCTGAGCCTTGGGTGCTCTAACCCTCGGTAAATAGTCCATCAAGTAGACTTCAGAATCTACAGCCTCAATCAATGGGAAAAGGTAGCTTTCGGGGAACCAACCATGAGCCATAGCTTCCTTTATTGGGCAGCAGCTATTTAACTGCACCTTACCATCATCAAGCAAATAAGCTTTAGTAAATGCTCCCTTACCAATCAGCTTCATGTTAATCACCTTAGTTTGTCATGTTAGTTACCTGCTCAGCTTACTAAGTTAATAAGCTCATAAGGTAACTAGCAGCTACTCCTGTTGAGTGCGTCTCGCGCTAAGCTACTAAGTTACAGGAACCTCTGAAGGTTCACATCAGCTTATCTTCAAGCTGCTTCAAGTCCCAAGTTGTTAAAGAGCGTTGTTGCTATGTGCTAAGAGTACTGCAAGCTCTTGTATGCTGGCAATCTTCTTTACACTTCTTTACATAAGCTAACTGCTACTTGATAGACTAGCTTTCGCTAGCCTGTCTGCTTAATCTCTAGCTTCCATATGAAGCCAGCCATATCTCCAGCTTAGGTAGTCATCAATCTTAAGTGCCTTGTAAGGGTTATCATCAAGTGACACACCCTTACTGTAGTCATCTTTACCTCTCACAAAGGCAAACATATTCATCTTACTTCTCCTCAAATTCACAGCGTAATGGAAACGCACCACGCTGACCGCTAGCCATAATAACCTCTTCACACTTGCTAACCTCTTCAGGTCCGTAAGTGTCCATCACGTAAGCGTCACAATCGTGAGTTACTGGTGAGCAAAGAGTCAGTACTAAGTAAATGATGTTCATATTTACCTCAGATGATAGTGACTTTCTTCTTCCATCCGTCGTAGGTTCGTGAGAATGCTGATAACCTCTGACTGCCACTCATCCCGCAAACAAACCCTGTACCAGACTTTGCTGCTCTTATAGCAGATGCAAGGCTAATGGGCTTGCAACCTGTAGGAGTAACAATCACCCCAACTGAGTTACAGCCCTTAGTGAATGTTACGTATTTCATATTAAGCATGATAGTACCTCGTTAGTTGAGTTAGTCTATCAAGTAACAGTTAGCCATATTGTTAAAGAACAGACAGCAGCTTGATAGACCGCCAGCAAGTGCTGGCAGCTACCTATACACACTCAAGCTTACGCAGTATTCTGTGGAGCCTTAAAAGCTCACGTCTCTCTGTTTCAGCACCGTACTTACATCCCTCTGCTGTGGCACTACGTAAGCGAGCATTGCAGCGGTCAATCTGCTGGTTGATGTCGGTACGTTCCATAGCGTTAATCTGGGCTTGTGTATGTCTCATGATAGTTACCTCAGTTAGTGGTTAGTCTATCAAGCTGCTGTCATATTGTTAAAGAGCGTTACTGCTTATGACACTTACATACTTAGCTTGATTAAGCTTCTGTAAGCTTACTGCTAACCTCTGGTACTTTGCATCGCTGCTTCCCGTTGGTGTGAAATGAATATAACTTAGCTCCGCAAGATTGCATAGCCTCTTTACAAAACTTTAAGAATACTAGTTAGCTAGTACAGTAATCTTGTCCACTACAGGAGACAAGAACTACCCAACCTCAGTCAACCCATTGACATAGCTAAGACGACCAGCAGCCTTAGCAGCTTCTCTCTGTTGCTTCTTAACTTCAGCCTGATTCACACCCAACACCCAGTTACGCACGCTCACTGATGATACACCCAGTTCACGAGCAACAGCAGCATACGTCATACCAGAGCTGTGCAAGCTTATAGCAGCTTCCCTAGAGCCAACAGGCACATTATAAGCGTGAGCCATATTCTCAGAGCTTGTTACCCATTCTAGGTTGTCAGCAGCGTTATTAAGCCTATTACCGTCCTTGTGATTCACATACAGCTTACCGTCAACCTTCGGCACGTGCTTGCAAGCTATTAGCCTGTGAACTAGGTATGTACCCTTCGTGTTAGCTACATCAAGCATTACCTTAAGGTAACCAGTGGTGTTAGGTGATTGACCTAGCGGCTTGCGTCCCTTGGTTATGCTACCGTCACTGTGTATGCGGTATCCGTATAGTTCTATCTTATCTACATCTATCTCTTTCAGCTTCATTGTAAGCTCCTTATGTTCAGTATCTATTGTGAGTCTTAATCTTTCTCCTCTTCTCTTTGAGAAGAGAGACTATAAGCATCTATTAGCTTCTGTAAGCTTACAGCAATAGCCCAGTCAGCTCTCATACACTTCCCAGTACACTACCAGTAGCTGCCCAGTTAGCTTCTGCAAGCTTCCAAGCAAGTCACCACAAGCTCCAGCTGTCCCAAAGTAAGCTAATCGTAAGACATAGTACTGATAGCAGAACAAACAGATACAGCCAACTGTACCCACAAACTAGTACACGAGTACACCTGACAACTACTTGGCTGCTACGGCTACTGTATGTACTCACCAACTGATACAAGCTACCTAGCCAGCTGCTGGTACACCTGTACTCATGTACTAGTACAGTAGGATAAGAGAGCTGACGGCCAGCTACCCAGTAGCTCACGAGGCTTACGCTACGCGTCTGCTACCAGCCATGGCCCTAGTGAGTTGCTCAGAATTCACGTAGCGACGCCTGTTATACTAGCTGACTAGTACAACATCAATGACTTAGCAGCTTCTGCAAGCTCACCTAGCCCGCTCCAGTGTACTAGTACACGAGTGCAGTTTGCCGGAAGCTAAGAGGAAGCTCCCAGCAGCTGCCCCAATGGGGGACGTACGAACGGCTGGCAGGCAGGACCTGCTGTAATTGTCTGACCTATTTTTAACTCCTCGGAAGCTTACAGGTAGCTGCCTAGCTAGCTTGCGCTAACTTCAAGACAGCCTGCCATCTGATTACGAGTACCCCGTAAACGGACAACAGCTTACTGTAAGCTCCCTAGCGAGCTTATGTTACTACTTGATAGGACGTAACTCAGATGCCAAGAGGTAACCCTCAAGCTCCCATAGTTTATCCTCTGCAAGCTTAATAGCACGTTCGTATGCGTACTGACGCCCCAGCTTTTCATCAAAGTTTGCTGGGTCTACACAGGCTGATTCACCAATAGCCACTGAGAACCCATTCTGAAGAACAATCTGACAAACAGTAGTTGTTCCATGCAATCGGTTATAGTGAGCTGTACTGGTATCCAGTAGGTTCTGAATGCGCTCATAGGTTACTTTCTTGTCTGACATGTTTACTCCTTAAAGGTAACGGAATCCCGGAAGCTTCTTAACTTCCGAAAGGTGATAGGCAATAGCCTCTGGTGAAAGTAGCTTACTGTCAGTACCAAGCAGATGGACACTAACATCACCACCTGAAAGCTTGATGACGTAACTAAAGCGACCAATGCCGTATGTGTATGGCTTCTCGAACTCTGGCATAATAGGACCTCATTGTTTGAATGAATTAACGAACATAGCAAGCACGGCACCAACTAAGATGCCTGCAAGCATACCTGCGAGAAAGATACTTAGTTGGTCAATGGAACCATTAGTCCCCAGTAGCGTCTGCAACCCAGGTGAATGGTGCGTTGCCTGTGTTTGTTTGAGCTGTCTTAACAGTGAAACCTGCTGCATCTACAGTATCAACATATAAAGGGGTGACAGTTGCACCATTCTGGCTGATGCGTATGTCGGCAATCTTGGGCGTATAATTAAGCCCGTGTAGTACAGAAGCTTGTGTCTGCCCCGCAGCTAATGTTGCACTTCCAGATTTTCTTGTCACATAGTTACTGTTACCAACTACATGTCTCCCAACAGCACTATCAGGCTCAATGATGTTACGAGTGGATCGGTTACTTAGCTTGTTGTCTACGATGCTATAATCATGACAGCCGGAAGAGATGAAGACTGCCGAGCGTGTCTGACCGGCTTCATAACCATGATTACCTATGAAGTTCATCTCATATGATTCACCGCTAACCCAGACATCATCCATATCAGCGGACCCTGTCTGGTTATTGTTTGATAGGTCACTGTTAGCCATAGTGATATGGTGACAAGTACCCAAGAAGCGAATCCCAGTCTTTCCGTTGTTATAAACCTTCTGACCAGTAAAGGTAAGGTTATAGCAGTCATGGAAAACTGCACCTACATCCCTGCCGGATAACCAGCAGTCGGTGAATGTAGTATGATTGACACCAGTAAATAGACAAGCATCTGTATGTTCATCCATAAAGACGTTAGTAAAGTTACTAAACCGTAAACCAAAGCCTGTACCGGGGTCGGTAACTACACTACGCTTACTACCAATCAGGTCACCATTGGAGCACATAAAAGCCTCTACCCTGCCGATGATACGTAGTGAACCAAGTTGAAAGTTAGTCTTATCAACTGAGATACCAAAGAAGTTCTGCAAGATTACATCGTTAACAAAACCACCAGTACTCTCACCAATCTGAACCCCACAAGACTTACAGTCTGACCAATCAATATCAACAAGCTTCTGTGCAGACCCACCCCAAACTTGCAAGCCGTTAAAGCCAGCAGAGAAACCAACATCACGCAGAACGTTACTTGAGCCTGTTGAGCGGATACAAGTACCTGTGGTTAGCTGGGCGCTTGCATACACAACATTAATACCATCCAGCACCGAGCGCTGATTAGGCATATTTACAACAATACCAGCAACCGAACCCGAAGCAGTACACCTAATCATAGTTGAGTGCTTACCAGCGCCCTTAAGTGTCACAAACTCTGGAATAGTGAGCATATCACTCACATTATAAATACCAGCGGGTACATAAATCACACACCCACGGTTGCTGTAAGTAGAGGCATAGCTTAATGCAGCTTTAAATGCTGCCGTATCATCATTACTGAAGTCACCTTTAGCCCCGAAACTCTTAACACTAATCTGGTCAGTGAAGTACTCTTCCAGAGGTCTTGCAACTGCACCAATGACACCAAGTGTCAAAGTAAGTAGCCACGTAGGCAATCTTGTAAGTGACATATTATCTCCTAGTTAATATCAGTAGCCTCTCTCTAATTCCAAGATATAGAAGCCTAATTTAGTTGCATCTTGCTTACTAAAGCATACGTCACCACTAACTGTCCTTGCTGACAATTGTGGCTTTATTGGCCTCGGTTTCATCTGCTGGCTGCTTGTGCAGGCCACCGTCAAAGTGACTATTAAACCAATCAGCAGGGTCCTTGTTAACCTCATTAGCTTGTGACTGTGCATAGTCTTGTTCCTTCTTAACCTTATAAGACTGAACAAGTAACAGTAAGCCTGCGACAATGTTCAGCAAGGCTTTCATTATTGGCACTCAATCACAGAGCAAATCACGTTAGTAACAGCTTCACCAGTACCCTGACCTAAGTCAGTATCTGGGAGGAAAGCAGCTAACAGGGCGATGACCAGAGCAACCAAAGCTGCAATAACCTTCTTGTTCTTGTAAACCTTAACAACCTTAACTTCAGGCATGTAGCCTCCTATACGCTTAAGCCAGAATCTTTACGCTGGCGGAATAATGTCGCATCACCATACTCACCCTTGAACCCACGAGCCTTAGTTTGCTCAATGTTATTATCAGTCTCTTTGTCAGCTGACGTAAGTGTCTTATGTGACTGGTCACCTTGACCTGTAAGACCGTCCTTGTTCAGGACAAGTGATGGCTTCTGAATGACAGCCATCGTATCGCTCATCCAATTCTTAGGACTGAATAAGTCCTTTGCACTGCCGCCCTTAAGGAGTGACTCAATAGGCGTCACAGCCCCTAAGCTAGGTATCTTCTTGACGCCCATCAATAGTCTCCTTATCAAGCCAGTGCTGATAGAGGAGCTGGTAGTTACCAGCCTCTTTGTCATTACCAGCCTCAACAGCCTCTTGCCACTTGTGTAAGCACCAATCTGCTAGGCTCACTTCCATGACAGGTAAGCATTCTTGTAGTCAGCTGGTGTAGCTTTGCCAGCACTAGTGTTCCACCTACGCTTTGCGTAAGCTGCCATTGCGTCTACGTCGCTACCTGACGGTAGCGCTTCTGGGAACCGGAGGAAGAATACGCGAGCCATAGCAGTTGCATAGCGAAGGTCATACATCATCATGTCGGTACTGACCTCAGTCACCAGCAAGCTAATCTGTGCATAGATTACTGGCTTGTTAGCCTTCAGCCACTTAATAATGTCATTGTGAGTAGCACCCTCCATCTGGTAGATGCCACGAGCTGGACCTGTAATCTGTGCAATGTACTCACCCTTCACTGACTCATGAGCTGCAATCATCAGCAGAAGCTCAACAGCATCAGAGCTGTATAAGCCAAGCTGCTTCAGCGTAGGCTCAATGACACGCTCTTTAAGTTGCTTCTTGTTCAAGTTGCCTCCTCAATAAAAGCCCTCCAATAAAGGAGGGCAGAGTTTTAAGCTGGGGTAATAGATGTTACTGGGGCTGCTGCTGTGTCACCAATAATGGTCCACTTATCAGTAGGTCCATAGCCCTGAGACACAGCCAGAGCAATAGCACCTCCTGTGGTCATCTTAACACCAAATACACTACCCGGTTGCTTCTGTGAGTACTGGTTGATGTTATGCGGGTCAGTAGCGCTTGCAAGCTGAGCTTGGGTTACGATAGCCAGATTAGTGAATGAAGTTGCATGTGCTGCTACTGCTTTGGCGCTATCGCCAGTTGTTGCTCTCATTTGACTCTCCTTTATGATGAAATAACACCTGAAGCCCTAAGAGCTGACAAGGTGCTGTTAATGGTTTGGGTTGCACTTCCAGCATTACTACGGACTGCCCTAAGTGTAGGTAACGCCTCATTAAGTTTAGCAATCACATCTGCTAATGTTGCATTTGTTGCAATGTCAGCAACGGAAGATGAGCTTGCAGTGGTTGCATTGGTTACTGGACCTGTTAATAGTACACCGCCCCTTTCAGTAGCTGTTGGTGCCCCAATTACAAGTTCAGCACCCGTATCGTTTAGGTTAATCCAATCATCTGATGGATTAGAACCCGTAGCCATAAATAGCTCTGGGTTACTGCCATCAGGGTCCCTGCCAACCACAAGCCCGCCGGTAGCCTTACCTGACATACTTACTTGGTTAACAGGTGCTGTCTCATCAACAAGGTCTGCTTTATCTACAATACCTACGTTGAGTAGTGAGATAGAAACTTGACGTCTGTTTAATCCGCGAGTACCTGTTACGCTCATATTGTCTCCTACAGTGGACAGAAAGAGGGAGGGTATAGGGAGAGGCTATACCCTCCCGAAGAGGCTATTATACTATCTCTCCCATAAGAGGGAGAGAAGAGAACCTATGGAGCTTCTTGGGCTTCTATAGCTTCTTATACGTATAATAGCTTACTGAACTTACTTTAGATTGCTTCTATTGTGAGTGTTAATATCAAACTCGTTGAAAATAAAGGAATTTACCAGTATTTGCTCAAAGCGTTAGCAGACCCCTTCTTGCTCACAAAATCATCAACTGAACCCTGCCCGTTCATCATGAAGTGGACGAAGCCATCCGGGTCATTCAGCATCACCATCCGTTTAGCGTCATATTCCTCCGCTCGCTGCTTCTCAGCCCTTTGTTGGTCATAGTCGATGTACTGCACTATTTGACGGCAAGCGCCTGTCACAGCGTCCAGACGGTCATCATGCCTGAGTGAATTTCGCTCAGCCGTGACGTGGCCCATTTGGTAAAAGCAGCTGTAGGTCATCTTGACCTCTGCCGGGTAGTGCTGGATGCTATGGTAATCCTCCATAATTACCTGCTGGCTGACAACAAGCCTGTGCTGTCCAATCAGAGGCTCCAAGGTGTCGATAATCCTCAGCTCCTTCTGACCTGACTCGTTGACTTCTTCAAGCCTGCAATCAGGGTAGTGCTTCTCAAATAGCGGCTTGAGCATAGCAAAGTGAGCACCGTTGCCGTAGTTCTTCTCTACGTAAACGATGTCAACCTTACTTGCCTTGGCAACCTCAACAAGCTTGAGAAGCTCTGCTTCATGATAGCCACCCTGAACACCACCAACCTTATAGAGGTATACGTAAGTCCCTAGCAGCTTAGTCACAGCAAAACCCATCTCATCACGTGAGCGGGAACCGCCACCTGCCGGGTCAATGTACATTACAGTAAGGTCAAACTTCCTTGTCTCATAAGTCTGCTGGCTCATGGCGTAGTAGAACCTATCCTGTGGTCGTGAACCAAACCGAGGAGCACCCTGCCACAAGCTTCTTAGGTCACTGTTCCAGATAGGCATAACCGGACCTTGTTCGTGGTTAAAGTTGATAACCACAAGGTTCTCCAGCTTAAGCTTATATCTGTCTCTATCAGCCATGCCTGTATGAACCATGAACTGCAACATGAACTTAGCTATACCCTGCTGAAGCTCCTTCTGCTGCAATGTCTCTTCATCATACATGTCTGGTGTTGTTGGCTTACCTTGAGTCCCATCAAGCCCACCACCAGTCTGTAGGCTTGGGTCAGCCTCTATGTCCTTAAGGAACAACGGAGCTAACTTATCTCCGTAATACTCAACCTGCTCAGGTGTTGGGTAACGACCCGGCCAGATACGCATCACATAACCACGGCCCGGCAAGGTATTGTATATTGACTCAACACTCTGTGGTGTACCTAAGTAGATGATACGACCATACTGGTTGATTGACTCAAACTCCAGTGACTGCTCAAGAAGCCACTCACGTCCCTGAGAGGTCCTTGAGTTCTGCAAGCTCTCTACGTCATCCGCAAGTATCAGGTCAGCACGAGCACCCTGCGCACCTGATTCAATAGAGTAACAGGTAACTGATGGTGACTTATCAGCACCCCTGAACACCCAGTGAATATCGAATGACTCAACAGAGCTGCGGTCACCTGCGTATGTGTCAGGTAGCATGACTTCCAGAATCTCAATAGTCTGGAATATCTTAACAACCCAACCTGCAATCTCCTTAGCTCGCTTACCATTCTGTGAGAAGACAATCACACGATAGTCCGGCTGGTGTATGAGGCAGAAGCAGCAGAAGATAGCTGCCATAACTGTCTTGGTCATACCACGGCTTGCCTGAATACCAAGGAACTTCCCACCAAATAGCAGGAAGCTTAAAATATCTTTCTGTGTGCGATTCAGCTTAGGTGAACCGACAATAGTCTTCTCCAAGACAAGTGATGCAAACATAAATAAGCCTTCACGGCTATAAGGAAACAGCTCACGTATGGTCTCTAGTTCCTTCCACATCTGAAGCTTAGCGGCTTCATCCCTTCTGTTAACCCTGCGCATTATCCATACCTCTCATCATCTTCATCAAATGGTACGATGTTAAGACGAGCCTGCTGGCGTTCCTTAATCTGTGCAATCTCTGCTGCAAGCTCTGTAGTTCCGCTAGCTGCTGGGTCTGCTGCAACAATACCATTATCCCCAATAAACTTAATGACGTTGTTAAGCTGCTTCATATCAATGATTAGGTCAGCATCACCACCCTCATCCAGCAACTTCAGCCAGTACTGTAGCTTCCTCTGGAAAATCTTGGTGACCATTGAGTGCAATAGTCCGATTTCGTCCTCACTAGCTGAGTTCTTATTACCCTTTGAGGTTAGTGCCACGTTTACCTCCTCGCAATAGCCATTTAATAAAACCGCTGTACCAAGTCATATTCTTCTTGCACAGTACATGAACTTGTAAAATCACATACAACAATGTTGCTAATTGAACCCAGTCAGCTATCGGGTAACCCATAACTGTAAAGGAAACCACCCCTAAGGGTGGTACTTGTTTAACTACCTCCGTAGCCACTTCACCTATTTTATCCTTCAAGTTACCCCCTACCTAAGTCTAATTATCTGTAAAGCCTGATGGCTTGTATTAAGGACCGCACTATGGTCATGATAAGCATATAGCTTAAGCTGAGTACCTGCTGTGATGTACAAGGTGCAGGATATATTAAGGATTGCCTCGCCAAGCCCACTAGCGCCGGGGAAGTAACTACCGACACTTTGTCCGGGTACATACCCAGCTGATGGTGCTGTAGCTGAGTCAAACTTAAGCATAGCCTTGGTGTTACCAGTGGCTGCTGATGCAAACCTAACGAAACCAGACAGTTGATAGTAACCATCGGCAGGGCAAGACCAAACACCACTACTTGCTGTGTAAGCTCCCTTTGTGTCTGTAACCTCTGCCGGGGTTAGCGCCGTAAAAGCAGAGGCTGTCAGTGGGATGGCGGTTGTTGACTCAGCCCTGACATAACTAACATCAGCTTGACCGGTCCCACCGTTAACAATGGGCAATACCCCTGCTACACCTGGGTTGGTATTTGCATCCCCTTTAAATAGGCTAGGGGAGTTAGAGGACAGGTTGACCAACACTTCTCTGGCTGTTGTTAGGCTATCAGCGGTCCCTGATATATTACCAGTGCCACCATTAGTCTTTTCTAACACGCCAGAGACTCCGGGGTTTATATCCTCGCTACCATCAAAATTAACAGAGGAGTTGCTGGCAAGATTAACCCGCACCCCTCGGGGTACATCCAACTTAATAGCCGTAGTGGACCTGCCTGAGGTGTTGCCATTACCCCCTTGGCTTATGGAAAGTGGGGTAGTTAATCCGCTCAAGCTAGTTATGTCACTGTTGGCCCCATTCTTGGCATAGTTGCTATTAATACCATCAACCACCGACTGGAGCGCAGTTACACTTTCAATAGTCGCATAGATGGAATCGGAGGGCAGCTCAGTCCCGAGAATCATGTAAACCTGAGTCCCCGGCTGTAATGGTTCTGATAGTGTAATGACACCACCTACCTGTGTGTAGGCTCCCGCAATCTTATGCTGGTACAAGCCCTGAATGTACAAGGCTGCACAAAACAGGTTATTGGTTGTGTTGATTGTTACTTCACCACCTGTGGCTGTGTACAACTGAGCAAAGAAGTTTGCTTGCTCACCTGCAACAACGTTATCTTCCAATGCTGTGATACGGCCATCTTGGGTGTCGTTTCTCACAATCTCCTTCGTAAGCTGACCCATATTGACGGAATCACCATCATCCACACCATCACCCAGATTAATGAACTTGTGGCCCCTCATGTCGATGTCAACCCTGAAGAAGAAACCAGATGGTAGGTACCCATCATAGATTTCTTGAATCAGGTAAAGCATCTGTAGGTTTGTATTATTTAGTGCATCCTGACTAAATGGATTACCTCTTGAGAAGTCAGTGTATGGGACCTCTTTTGGCATAATTCTACGGATAAGCACCTCAGCACCAACAGGTGGTGCTACGTCGAAGGTAACTGTATTGGGTGCACTGATTCGGATGGTGTAGTTACTGACAAGAACACCACCAACGTATACTGAAATATTGGATGGTGACAAATATCCCGTGTCCTGCCCCGCGAAGGAGAATACAAAATCTTTTTGCACCCCATCCCCAACTTTTACTGTATATGTGTAGCTCAATTAAGCCTCCTTAAAGGGTATTTAAAACTGCCATTCCAGTTACTGTGTTAAGTAGTGGGATAGCTCCATAGACTTTGTATTTATCAGCCTCTTCATTGTTTGACTCATCAGTGGCTAATCTGGCACCAGCTGCAATACCCTGACCTACCTTACCAACAGCACCGAGTGGGGCCATACCTTGGTATTTACCAAGAGGAGACAGAGCACTGTCTGTGTCGTTACCATAGGGGTTAGCTACATTGTAAATCTGCGCCATTGTACTGAAAGCAGCCAGCTGTGACATACGACCTGCAACAGTGTAAAGGCGCTGGTCATCCAACCTCTTGGTGACATACTCGTCCCGTTTATCCTCTGGCACCTTAAGTGATTGAATACGAACATCAGCCTCTGCCCACATGTAAGCAATACCAGCAGACCATGCAGTTGCAGCAATGAATCCAGCTTGGTCATTACGTAACCCGCGCTGAATACCCTTCTCATAAGCAGTAAGTGCAAATGATTGTAGCTTGAGGAACATCTTACCCATAGCCTTATTGCTGAATGCAGGAAGCTCACCAAAGTATGCACGACCAATGTTTGAGTTATGCACAGAGCGGATAGCAGTACCCAGCTCATCACGAAGCTTAGGGTCTAATGTACGTACAGCAGCATAAAGGTCCTCACCAGAATCCATACGGGCTTTGATATGCCTCAGGCTGTTGTCCAGTGATTCTTCAGACATACGACCAATCTCAAGGAAAGACTTACGAGTCTTACCAGAGAAAGTGCCACCCCTAGACAGGCTTACTACATTACTCAGTAAACTCCTAGCTGACAGCTCATCAATCATACCCTGCATAGGTCTGAGCAAACTCAGGGAGCTTTGCGCCCATCCAATGTTATCAAGGACCTTACCTGCACGAGTAACCTGACCTATAACTGCATCACCATACTCAGCACCGTTCATCATCTTGTGACCAAATAAGTAGTCCTGATGGCTGATACTACCCATGATTTCAGCAATCTGAGTAAGCTCAGTGTTGCGCATGAAGTAATCTTGAGACGGAAGTAGTGAACGGGCACCATGATAAAGACTTGTTGGAAGGTTACGAAGAACAGCACCCACGCCAGTCCTTGCAATAGTGATACCCATATCCGCTACCTGTGCGATACCTGAGAAACCAAGCAGCATCATGTTAGTGAGCTTACCTAAGTTACTGGCAACAGCCTCACCTGCTGTGGCTTCTGAGATTGGCTCACCAAAAGCAACCTTAACCCCATCGAAGTAGTCCTCTTCGAAGCTGTCTAGGAACTTACGATAAGATGTGAGGTCCTTGCCACCCTTGCCGTATGCACGCTCATAGTCTGTGATAATCTTATCAACACGTGAGCTATCCACACCTTCCCCAAGCTTCCCTTTACGCTCAACAGCTTCCTTGTACTGGATAGTTAGGTCTTCAATATCCTTTCTGTGGCCTTTGAAAGCCTCAGTAATCGTGTCTTCCATCTGCCGTCTTGAGTTGATACCGTATCTTGCAAAGGAAGCAGATGCAGTAAGCTCTCTGACGTATTGGTCAACGCCACCCTGTGAGGTATCCATCAGGTCTACAAATCGTAGTCCATTGAGAGTAGTAGCGTTAATATCAGGATGAAGAGAATCCATAGCTCTTGCTGAGATATTAGCATCTAGTTCCTTATTCTCAATCATGTTGAGAACTGTTTGGATCTCCTTCTCTGGAACACCACTAGCTTTAAGCTCATCCTGCACAGCCTGTAGTGCAACACGATTGGAGGGTTTACTGGACTTACTGACAACTGCACTTGTACCACGATAATAGCGGTCAAGGTAGGCATCAGCTACCAGCGTGGCTGACTTCTGGCTGAGTGGCTTCTTGGCACCCATGTAGCCACGTACAAGGGCTTCACGTACCTCATCCTCTCCATAGTTATCCATAGCTGTTGTCATGTCATTACGACCAATCTTAACAGTCTGGTAGCTTGCACGTGATTCAACATCCTCGAAGCCACGAACACCATAACGCTTAGCAACTTCAAGAGCTTCCTGATAAGCACCAGCACGTGCCTTGGCTGCTTTAACAATAGCACTGTCAGATGCTTCAATTGTTGTGCTGGTAAGCTCATTGAGTGCGATAGATACCTGTCGGTTGAAGTCAGTGATAGCCCTATTAGTTTCAGCAGGGTTAAACAGCTGATTGATGCCACTACGGTTGATGAACTCATCGCGAGCCATATTCTCAATGGCTGCAAACTTAGGCATGATTCGTGTACGCATAGCGTCAGCCCAAGCAACTGATGATTGCACAGCTGTCCTTGCACCATGTGGGTCATTGAATACCAGAGCACCAACACCACGCAGTGTGTTGTCCTTCATCCTAGACATAACACGAGCATAGATAGAAGTGCTACCAGCTGCCTTGACGATAGGTATCTGCTCACCAAGGGTTCTCATATCACTAAGGGCCTTGCCCATAGCTTCTGAAATCAAAGCACCCTGAGTGTCTGTATCACTGAACAAAATCACACCCTCAGCCTCTTTAGCACCCACAGACGTGTCATCTGTTTTGTCCACTGTAGGAGACAAAGATTCTTCTTCCACACGTGCAGCCTCTTGGGGGAGGACTGGCGCTTCATCTTTTGGTGGCAGGTTGCTGAGTGCCTCTGTATGGGCAGGAGCTGCATCATCTGGTGTGATTAGGTCAAGGTATTTGGCCTTGAGGTTATCAGGGATGATGCCATTACGCAGCCTGCTGATGTCAGAAACAGCTTGAGCAAACTCACCGGAGCGGTGTGGTTCTAGTGTGAGGTTTAAGTCATCAATACGTGACTGCTGCTGCTGAACCTGCTGACGTAGGCTGGCAAGCTCCTGAGAGCGTGCAGCACGAGCTGTTGCCAGTTGCTTACCGCTACCGGTTGGTGGAGTAGCTTCAAGCTCAGAGATTCGGTTATTGAGCTGGTCCATTTCATAGCGACCTGACTTGATATTACCCTCAAGCTCCATGCGCTCGCCACGAGCCATACGAGCCTCAGCAGTTGGAGTAAGGTCACCAATAAGCTGGTTAATTGCCTGACCCTCATTAAGCACCCTCTTACGTGCTACAGGGTCTGGTATCTCCCCCTCAAGCCCCTTGAAGTTACGGGCATAGTCAGAGTCCATCAGGCGGTTTGTTACACCAATGTTAATGGTTTTCTCAGCATCATTGGTCAGGGCTAGCGGCGACCAGTCCAGCCGCTCAACGGTCTCATTCATCTCCCGTCCAAGCGCTCTGGTGGCCGTAGCGGCCCTGTATCCGGCACCCAGTGCATCTGCCGCACCAGAGAATACAACGCCGCCAATAAGCCCAGAGGCCGCTGCAATGGCGATGTCGTTTGCGTCCCGGCTTTCATCATACGCGGTGAGTCCGGCCTCTTGGGCCACACCCATACCAGCGCCAACAATACCGGCCCCCACAGCTCGCTCCACAGCCCCAAGGACCGCCGATTGCGTTGTCTTAATACCGATGGTGCTTAAAGCCCTTGCGACCACGTACGGGCTTTTGACGAACAACCCGGGCAGCATTGTCGGGTCAGCGGCATAGCTAAGCATCTCTGCTGCCATACCCTTCCAGCCAGCATTATCCAGCTGGCGCTTGCCATCGTTCTTCTTCTGAAACTCGGAAGCACGGTACTGTAACTCCTCAGGAGACAGGGCACCTGACAGGATAGTACCCTGCTCAGGAGTAAGGCCCATATCCTTCTGCATCTTGCTGACGTCATCATAAGAAGGCTTATAACCCTCAACAGGCTGACCGTGGCTCATTCTATTCTCATAGTCTTGCTTGGCAGCGAAGAGGAAGTTCTGCCTAGCTGCTGTCTTAAACAGCTCCCCAAAGCCCGGAGTCTCAGTAGGCTCAGGCTGTGTGGTGGCAGGTGGGTTTACCACCTGTGTCTGTAAATCCTCTGGTTGAGGCATATAAGCTCCTTAATATTTATAGTCGGACATCTTCAGCCTTTCAGGATTATAGATGTCATGGGAACGCTGAGATTCTTCTTGCTGCTTATCCTGCTCTTTAGACCAATTCTTAAAGTAGTCTTCGTTGTACTGCTGGCTAAGGTTACGTGTGGAATAGACCTCACCTGTAGATATACCACCAACTAGTACTTGGTAAGTAGAGCCATCATTGGAGAAGTTAATATTCACTTGGTCGCGTTTATAGTCAATACCATCCTCTTTAGCATGTGCCTTGATGATGTCATTAATCTGCGAGTCTAGTGCAGATACAGCACGTTTCTGCACCATGTCAGCACTGTCTCCGGGCTTAACAAGCTCCGGGTTGTAGTTGGCAATCTGCTGCACACCTGCGTTACCTACAACTCCACCAGTAAGTACTATGTTCTTGTTCTTCCACTCCTTGAAGGCAACTTCATTAGCACGTTCAGTACTGCCAAGCAGAGGTGCCAAGCGCTTCGCATCACTAGCCACCTGATTACTGATAAAATCACGAGACTGATTAGGTAAGTCTTTAGCAGCCAAATACCACGTTGTCTGTGTTGGGTCTTCGAGGGTCTTAACACTTTTGGTAGCTCCCTTAACCACAGCTTTAGCCTGCTCAGCTGACAATGGGATTTTGTTATCCCTCATACCCTGAGCACGAGCTATGGCAGTAGGCATAATCTTCTCAAGTGGCTGTCCCTGATTAGCAACCAAGACATCCCTCATGCCAATAGCAAAGGCATAGTCCTTATCAGAACCTGAGTTCATACGCAGTGTCTGGTCATCAGTAGATACAATCATTCTTGCCCAGTTTTGTACAGCTGGTGTTACAGGCTGACTTGGGTCAAGATTTGCAATGCTACCAATAGCCGTAGAGATAGACTTAATTGGCAGGCCTTGTTGTGAAGAGAACTGAACAAGCTTCTCAGTAAGCCATGCCTGTCTCTGGTCCTCCGGCACATTCTGAGCTTGTTGGATAATGGCATCTTCACCAAAGCTGAGTACACGCTGCTTATCATCAGCTGGGATGTTTGGGTTAGTTGCTAGGTTATAGCCACTGTTGATACCCTCCTGCCAAAGCTTGACATTACTATTCAGCTGCTGCTGTGACTTGCTTACGTTAGTACCCATAGTCAAGTAACTAGCAAGTGAGCTAGGACTGAATTTGTAGCCACGTGAGCGTAGCTGTTCAGCCTGTGCAAGAATCTGCTCCTGTGGTGCTCCAGCTTTTGCAAGGTTCTCCATAGTTGCAAGACCCTGTGCATAGTAAACAACGTTCTGCTTCTGGATAGCTGCCTCATACTCAGATTGAGCCTGCTTGACGTAAGACTTATACAAAGCCTGACCCTGCTTGCTCTCTTGTGTGTAGCGACCCCAGTCGGTTGACTGGACAGCCTTAAGTAGGCGTGCGTCACCATTAGCTGCTGACAACTTCATCTGGTTAAGAATCTGGTCCTTTGTCTCAAACTCGCTAAGGCCCAGTGCCTGACCCTGACCCATGATGGAATGCAGATACTGAGCACCCTGCTCTGGCGTCTTAATAGCATCAAGATTAGAGCCTATGTTGTAGTTCAGTGTCTCAAGACCCTTCTGCTTACGGAACTGCTCACCAACCTTAGTGCGGATACCCTGTAGGGTTATCTGGCTCTCTTGAGCCTTAACTGAGATAGCCTTAAATACTTCAGGTGACCTGTCCTGATACTGAGAAAGCAGGTCACCATACTTCTGGTTCTTAACCTCAGTGAACTGCTCGTCCGTAACCTCTGGGTTAGATTGAAGGTATTGTGATAGCTCCTCATTAATCTTACCGAGCTTGGACTGAGACTCTACAACATCATAACCCATTTGCTCAGCTTTAGTAGCATCCTCCCCAAGCTTTCCACCGGATACGGCCTTAGCCATACCATCAATCTTCTTCTGCTCAATAGCAATCTGAGACTGCTTGAATGCAGCCTCACTAGTGGCACTTGTTAAACCAGAGAGTGCATCAAGAATACCCGAAACCCTCTTTGTCCTGTTAGTATCAACAAAGGGTGTTTGGACAGCCCGATTGATTACCTGAGCTGATCGGCTTTGGGCTGGACCCAGCTGCTGCATACCCTGAACTTCTGTACGCTGAACCATTAGACGCCTCCCTTAATCTGGCTGGTTTGGTTAGCTTTCTGCAAGCCACTAGTGGCCTTGAGTGTATCCTGATAACTGCTAAGCCCCTGAATGGCAGTTGCTCCTATCTTAAGGCCGCCCTCAACCCAACTAGGTGAGTTGATTGGCTGACGGTTCTGATTACTCAGGGCACCTTGCCTAATCTGCTCAGCCTGTTTTCTTATACTTGTAAGTCCCGATTCCCTCTGTGCAATTATGGAGTTCATGTTCCTTGAACGTACAGTATCTATATCGAACAGCATGGAATCCACAGAGCCACCAAGTGTACCTGATGCTGCTGCAAATAGGTTTACCCTACCCTTAGCTTGGATAGACTCAGCCTGCTGAGCTAAAGCAGCATCATTGGCCTGCTTGTTTGCATCAATCTCTGCCGGTGTTAAGTCATCGTAAGATGCTGCTGCCTGAATGGCAGATTCTTTATTCTGGTCATCAGCTGCCTGAGCTTCTGCTTTAGCTGCCTGAGACTGTGAATACATACTATAGCCTTGGGCTGCTACAGAGGCCGCTGCCGAAACAGCAGCTATCGTACCAGCATTAGCTGCTGCCCAGGCAACAACTGGTGCCACTACAGCCATGTTTACCTCCTGTTAAATACGTTGACCGCGCTGATGGAAGGTTCCATCCATTTCCATATCACGGATTGTTAGTGGGTAGTGGCTGTCAGAGAAAATCTCAATCTGCATATCCTCTGCACGCTGACGGATAGGTACCCTGTATGTACCATTCTCCAGCACTGGAGCACCTACTAGGTTTCCAGCAGTACCCATGTACCTCCCACTGAAATGGTAGCTTCTTGGTTTACCTTGCTTGGGGGATGCTGTCACCTCTATATCCCCAGTAATCTCGTAATGAATATAGAGGTTACTCATGATTATACTCTGGAGGCCAATCACGCGCTCCCTGAAGTCCTTAACAACTGGTTGCGTTGGGATGTAAGAGAACTTGAACCTAACACCAGCTACAATAGTAAGACTGGACTTTCCAGCACTGAGGTCCTCAGATGACTCCCACTTACCGTCACCCACATAATTAGCTACAAAAGCGCTACCTTCATCCTCACTATAACCACCCTCAGATATTGTCATCACCACATCCGCTCTATCATAAGGCATTGTGATTAAGTATTTACCACTACCCTCATCATAAGTTGCAGTAACTGAAACCCTGTGGTCAAGCTTAGTTGAGTAATCTAAGTTAGGTGTTGCTGGGTCATTGAGCATGTGCATGTAATCTATGTAGGTCTTACCTGACTTTCTATATACAAAATAAAGTATGTCATCAACATAGAATACATAAAGGACTTCACCATCCATAACCCAAGTATGCCAAGCACTCTGAACCTTTTGGTTATCCTGCCAGAGCCAGTCATATATATAAATACGAGTGAGGTCTCTGGCTGAACGAACAAGCATGGTATTAAGGCTTGGCGTAGCAAGAAGCTGTTCACACTGGTCAGGGATGTACTTACTTACGTAATCAGTTGTTGGGTAAGCCTTCTTGGTATCAGAGTAGTTATCAGTAAATAACTCCCTAATTCCGGTATAACCTGCTGCATCATAGGCAAAGAAAACGTTCTCACCAGCTGCCTGCGGCTTTACGTTAATCAAGCTAGGGTATGCAGTTACCTGAGATAGCGTAAGGTTTGCTTTAGTGACAGGGGTACTTCCCTTGATGATGAATTGAGCCTTTTCCGAAAAGATAACCAAGTCACCATTTAGTATCTGGTAGCTGTATAGGTTGTTAACCCTATCAGTATCAGCGTAACCTTCGAGCGGGTCACTATCACTTGCCACCTGAGATGTCTCTCTCCAGAAATTAAAGAACAAGTTAGACCGAGACATAATTATGGTCTCGCCTGACAAGAAGAATAGTCTATTCTGGAAAACCCCAGTTGAGTTAATTGGGAGCGGGTTATCCTCATCAATAAAGCCGGGGAGGGGGTTACTGTCCTCTCCCCCAGTCTGCCTATCCTCAAAGTCTGCGGGGCCAAAGGTGAAGTTTGCAATACCGTTAACACCAATGGACTCACGAACTAATACATGAGGCATTGTGTTTTCATTGAATGAGATTGGTATGTTAGGTTCAGTTGTTTCAACCCAGCGTACAGAGGTCTCTGAAGATGAGTTAACAGCCTTAAGCCAGTAGTCATCCTTCTTAGATTTACCCTCGCCAGTAATCCTGAGGACAAATCCGTCAGGTGCATATGCTGGTAATTGGGTTGTGTCCTTAACGGAACCCTTAGCGGTAATTAAATCTTCACCCTTCTGTGAGTCAGATGTTGTAAGCTTAAAATCGCCACCATCCTTTCTTGTAATCCAGATTGTGTTCTCATGTAGACTGGCGTTGTAAGTAGTGCTTGCAGGGAATATCTTCTCCCCGTCAACATCATTATATGACCCACCAGCTATCTGCTTGTAAAGTACGTTGGCAATCCAGTCCGTAGCTACGAAATCAATATGGGATGACTCAGAACCATTAGGTGTCTTGTATGCCGCCACTTGAACACCATCAATTATAACCTTGTAGGTCTTGCCGTAAGTAGCAAACTGGCTATAGACAATACCCATATTAGATTGCAATGGTGACTTAGTGCCAGACAACGTAACAGGTATAGTCCTATTAGTTATAAATGTAGTATCCCCAACTGTGGTGAAATCTAGATTCAGGTCAGGTCTATCAGTTGATAGATAATCTCCATGAGATAATGATAATGCCTGCTGCTCCCCATCAACTCCGTAAACCTTTATTAGGTTACTGCTTGGTTCAACAAACATAAAGTACTGCTCATCGCCACGGTCATAGCTGTGGAAAGCTGAGTTAGGTGATAAGTTATAGTCAAGTATCTTGGTTATGAAGTTGGTAGAGGGGCGCTTAGTTAGCCCTTTAACAACATCGGGTATCCCATTCTCTTGCTTGGTACACTGACCCTCCTGCCTGATTCTGTCAGGCTGCTGGGATACACCCTGAATAGGTCTACCCCATGCTGTCGTTACATAGGCCACAAGCGCTCCTTAATCATAAAAGTTATTGTAACCACCACCATATGCAGAGAAGCTAAGCATTGCTGCGTTGTCCTTAAAGGCATTGTTCTTCTGCTGGCTGGTATTCTCTTGCTCAAGTGCAAACTTACTGTCATCGGCCTGCTGTTGCAGAATCTTGATACGGTTGATGTCCATCTCATTTGATGTAGCAAACCTCACACCAGCTGCTGTAGCAATTGCATCCTTAGCTGTATATGGGAGGTCATCAAACTCCAGCTGTGTCACTATGGTGAGATTAAGCTGACCCTCAGTGGTTGTACTGTAGCAGTAGTCACGAGCAAATGGGCGCATATCATAGCGATACTTGTTAGTGTCATACAGGTTACGACCACGTGTAGCCATGCGCTTCTGATGGTGATAACGGTCAATGTAGTAAACAGCCAGAGAGTTATTAGGCACCTGAACTTCCCCTGTGACAGGGTCAGGCATTAGCGTCCAGTTATGCTCGCGGTTAAACCACCAACCCTGACCCCCATTATCTTGTACACGTCTTGATATGTTATCCATAGCTTGTGCAGCCATAGCGACATCTAGGTTGTACTCATCCTCTGAGTCAACTGGTGACAGCCCGATGCAACCAATAATGTAGTTGATAGCATCCAGCCTAGTATTGATTGTTAACTGCATTTACCCTCCAACAAAAAATAAGCCCCAACCAGTTAGGTTGAGGCGAGTTATTAAGAGATTGGCAGCTGGGTAGAGCTTACTGGCATTGCTTTGCGGTTTGCACGTTTACG